TCCGTAAACAACAGCATCACCGTCAAGGAAAGGATGAGATTGTTGTGCAAAAAGACCTGCGACTGGAAGTCCTCCATCAAAGGAGAAGACTGGGGCAGTTCCAAAATCTAAAGTTGGTGTGCTTCCATAACCAGCACCACCATCAGTAATATCGATTCTTGATAATTTTACAGAACTCGTATTAAGTGCAACTGTTCCTGTTGGAAGAGTTCCTGTTGGATCTTGAGGAGCACTGAAAGTTAAAGTTGGTGCAATTGAATATAAAGATCCTCTATTTGTGAGGGTCAATCCACCGTCAAGTTTTACGCTACCATACGTAGTTAAAGTTGCAGTTGCAGTCGCTAAAGTGTATGGATCAGATCCTACATCAGTAAAACTATAAGTTCCTGCGTCGTAACCACTTCCTTCATTTGTGATAGTGACTGTTGCAATCTCAGTCTTAAATGTTAAGAGTTCTCTGTTTGTATAGAGACCTGCTGCCGTAAATCCGTGGCGTCTCTTTCTATCAACCTCAAATGCAATACTACCCTCAGCATCCCCATTAAAAGATGACTTTTTAGATGCGTCAAAATAGAGATTTTCTTCTGCTCTAAGTTCAGAACGAAGAATGATATCCTGTTGACTTGAAGGGTCAATGATGATGTCACCAGAAGTAGAACTTATGGTATTTCCAGAAAGTCTAAGATTTCCCGTTTCAATAAAAGCTGGGAAGATTGTTGTGGTACCAGTAGCATCACTTAAGGTAATGTTTGCTGCCTGCTGAGATGTACTAGTTGCCTGGAATGAAACGTTACCTGTTTCCTGGTCTACGACAAATGCATCACCAACACGGAAATCTCCCTTCTCGTTAGTTGCAGAGTAGAAGATGCGACCACCATTGGTCTCAGTAACTTCGTTCGCAGGAACAGCGAGATCTGGGTCGTTTGTAAAGTCTGCGTTTGCTCCGATATATGCAAAGTTATGTGCTGTGAGAAGCAGTTTTACGCCCGCTCCGTCTGCAATTGCACCCTTATTGCCATAAATGTTAGCAGAAGAGATTGAACGCATTTCAGCGCCAAACTGAGCGTAGTCTGCGGTGAGTAGAGACGTTGCAGAATCTCCACCGTCAGAACGAATATCTTTTACACCCTTTCCACTATCAGCAATGACAGTTGCTCCATCAGTGCCATCGAAATGGAGCAGAAGAACTGTAAATAAATCTGTTACAAATGGACTGGTAGGAGCAGTAAAAGATCCAGTATATCTTGCGGAATTCTTAGATACACGAACCTCATCGATGTGACCACCAAATTCATCTGATCCTACATAGTCTCCACCAAGGACCATTGGTTTGGTTACACCGTAATCATTATTATCTGTATATGTGCCAAGTTGAGTTCCGTCTAGGAACAATCTAGTTGTGCCACCAAAACGAGCAACTGCGACGTGATACCAAGTATTAGTGGAAAGAGTGCCTCCACTAATTTGTGATGTATTTCCTACTTTATAATGTAAAGTAGTTCCATCCAAATACAATACAGGAGCAGTGTCCGTTGCAGATGCATTTCTAAAATCGATGAATGTTTGTACACCTGATACTGCTGCAGGTCTAATGAAACATTCAACTGCGAAATTTGTAGTACCAAATCCAAAGTCATTATCGGTTGGAAATACTACATGGTCATCAACACCGTCAGTCAGAAGAGATGCTGTTCCAAACTTAAATTGTGCTGTATCTACCTGAGCGTCACCAGCGATGACTCCATTTTTACCAGTTGGAACTCCAGTAGTAAATTCTCCAGTTCCTTTTCCATTAATGAATACATATGTACCATCATTAGACGCAATGGTTCCATATGCGTCTGCTTTCTTATATGTGATGTTACCGCTAGTTGTTCCAGAGGAAGTATCGGTAAGTTCAAATGTATTTGTTGCTACGTTAGCAACAGTGTAATACCCATCAGTTCCATTACCACTAGTGTAATCTGCATAGACTACATCCCCATTAGATAATCCGTGAGAAGCTCGGGTTACAGTTACGGTTGCTCCACTTCTACTATATGTTCCAGATTTAAATCCATCCTCTAACTGATAGATGACTTCTGAAGCAGCAAAAGTTCCAGAAACACCAGACAACTTAAGACGTGTTTTACCAGCACCAGCACGCCCAGTTGCACCCTGAACACCCTTGATACCTTCAGCAGCGAAGTATACGAAAGAGTTTAACCACTCAACACGCACACCATTGGTAAGAAGCAGACCAACGGAGTTTGGAACAATGAAAGTTACTTCATTGAAAAGAACTGCAGATTCAATTGTATTCGTAGCGAATACTGCTCCATCGAGTTTAGCACCTCTACCTGCATCCCCTTGACCATATCCATAAGGATCTGTGCTAGATGTTACACTACCTTTTGTTAATACTGTTACTCTTTCAATATAAGGACTTCTCTCTGAATTATTAGATGTTGCACATACAAAACCGTAACCAGTATCGTTACCAGAATTGTAGAAGAAGTCTTTTACTGTAAGGTCGGAGACATGACTATCCCCTTGTAATACAAATGCATTAAGATCGTTTGTCCCTGTTGTTGGGTAGATTTGAGTTGATCTTAAGTTAGCACCACGAAGAGTTACCCCGTCAGGAACCGTTAGTGGGAAAATTTCTTGATATGTTCCAGCTTCAATGTAAACAGTATCTCCCGACGTAGCTTGAGAGAGAGCGTATGCAACTGTTCTAAATGGAGTCTGCTTAGTCTTACCGTTAGCATTACCATTTGCCAAACTTAAAACGTCACTACCATTGGCAGCAACGTGCAAAGAAGTTCCAACCCCATTCGTGATTCCGCTGGACAACATGTTAGTTGTCACTGTTGCTGGATTTGGAACAGTGTTAGCAACCTCGGTAATATTACCTGAGTTGTTTACATATAATTTTTTGTCAGCAATATTAAGAGCAACTTCGCCGTCAGCTAAATTCGCTGTCGTCGGAGTCGCTAGTGGTGTTGTTGACCTTTTGAGTTTGATCTGGGTTGCCATCTATACCATTCTCAGTAGACTGGGATTCTTTATTGATACTATTTAACTGACTTTGCAAATCAGAAATTTGCGCCTCCAGCATCACATTTGTCAAAGTCAAGTCAGAAATTTTCTTTTGTAATGTAGCAATAACAATTTGTACGTTCATAATTTAGTCATCAGAAAGTGCCGCCATCGATCGTTGTAGTCCAAACAGGAATACCAGATGAATTGACGGTAAGAATTTGGAAGGAAGTTGTAGCATCACTAGTGCCAGAAGCGGGAGTAACACTCAAAGCTCCTGAACCATTACCATATAAGATACCATTTGTAGTAAAGGTACTTTGTCCTGTACCACCATACTGAACTTCCAAGTCAGTATCAAGTTCCAGATCACCCAGAACTACGGTACCACGATTTCCATTTACACCGAAGACGGTATTGGTGTCGGTGGCATCTTCAATAAAGGTCCATGCACCTAATCCGTCGGCACCGCCCGTGCGGTCAAAACCGAAGAAACCGAACTTAGCAGATCCACCTTCAAAGTAGTGAACTTTAACACCACGATCGAGAGCGTCATCTGCACCACGAGTTACTGTTAAAGATGCTCCTTCAGCGAGACCTGCGCCTGTGAGGTTGGCACTTAAAGTAAGAGTCTTAGTACCAGTATTAATTGAACTGATAGTAACACCAGAACCGATGATGCCAGAAACGGCAGCAACAGCGTCACCTGCTTGAAGACCATCCAGTTTATCAACTACGACATCTGCTTGTCCTGCTGCAGCAACAGCTTCAACATTGAGGACTGTTGTTGGATCTCCTAACTCGATGGTAGGATCGTTAACCGACATGTTTGCCGAGTTAACGGTTGTGGTTGTACCGTCGATCTGGAGATCACCTTTGATAATAACCAAACCAGAGGCATCGCCACCTGCAGGATCAGGGTCAATGATCATCTCAGTACCAGAAGTGGTAGAGATTACATTACCGTCAAGTTTCAGAGAGTCGATGGTAATCTCACCAGTCTGAGCGGTGTTACCTGTGATTGTAGTTTGACCGTTAAAAGTTACTCCGTTTTCAAACGTAGTAGTGGAGTTAACAGTCAGAGTATCTGAACTTGCATCACCAATGGTAGCGTCTCCTTCAACGAGAAGAGCTCCTGTGGAAGTTTGACCTGCAACACCGATACCACCAGCAACGGTGAAAGCACCTGTGGTGGAGTTGGTGGAAGCTGTAACGTCAGATAACTTAAGTGCGACTCCATTATCATATTCCCAATCTGCTCCATCAACTCTTACTTTATCTAGAGTTGCTTCATCATAACGAATTCCACCATCTTTATTATTACCGAAGTAGATACGCATGTCATCAGCGACACGCAGGTCGGGGGTTCCTGCTACACGCTTAATATCTAACGTACCGTCTGCATCAGTATAGACAAGTTCTACGTCTCCAGTTGTACCAAACTCAAGTTCTTGTCCATCTTCAATTACAAGCTTACCTGTTCCGTTAGCTCGGAAAATAAGATCGGTATCTGTAGTGGAAGTTGTGATGACGTTTGCATTCAAATTGATGTCATCGACATTCCAATTGTCGATTTTGCTGTTACTATCGACAAGTACGGCAGAACTCGCTGTTAAGGTACCATGAACATGGTCCAACAGATCTGTAAAATACCTACCACCAACAACCTGGGCAGCACCATTATTGTCACCGACGAATAAACGGTCACCCTGGTTTGCTTGAGTACCAGTACCACTTTGAGTTACGGCTAATTCGCCGTATGTAATAGTACCTGGCGCTGTCGTGCCTGTACTTCTTTTAATAAGGATGGATGATGCCATCAGAACGAACCCCCGTTGATCGTGATGTTATTTAATACGTTAGTTGCGACGAACTTGCTGTTTGTTTGGTCATAAACTAAAACTGACCCATCTTGCAATCCGCCTTGTGAGGTGTCGGTAAGGTCGATATCCGATAACCCACCGATACTTCCTCCACCGCCTCCAGTAGCAACTCTCGTTACTCTAGGTACAGATTGGTCTCCGAATCTTAATCGTGCCATCAGATAGTAACCCCCTCAAGAACACTTACAGAACCTTCTAAGACCCTAGATTTGACTCCAGTGCTAGAAGTAATAACGACATCATATACGTATCTACCAGACTTCATGGTGGCAGTTACAGCATTCCCTAGAGAAAGTTGAATTTGTCCAGCTGTAGCAGGCGATAGAATCGCAGCAGTTACAGTTGTAGACGTACTACTTGTGTAGTGTTTCTTAATTAAGCAAGCAACACTATATCCAGTCAAGTTAAAGGCGGTCCCGTTATCGTTTTCTACAGTGAAATCGATATTAAAGTCAGAACCTTGGTAAATCAATAAATTGGATACAGCAGAAGCCATGCTCTAAAGAATTCCTTCTATTATTTAGCTCATTGGTATTTATCGATCTTCCAGGAGACTTTTTACAAGACCCTTCAGTTCGTCTATTTCATCTCGCAGATCATTCAAGGTACGATCTTTGCGTTTTGCCTCTTCTCTTGCCTGGATATATGCTTCATATCCAGTCTGATCCATATTGACAATCGCATTAGAATTTTTATCCCTGCCGAGCTTAGAATGTCCCTCGACAGGTATCAACTCAACATAGTCTTCATTCATCATGCTAGAGCAATAATCCTTAAATCTTTAACTCTAGGTATGTATGGTTGATTGTAACCAACCAAAGCAATTTTGATTTGGAATGCGTCGAAGTTGCCAAGATCGTCAACAGTATATTCAAAATCTTCAAATTCTTCTGGATTATTCTGAGCGTTAATTACGCCACTATCAGGTTTTCCATCTGTGTTAAAGAATTCAAAATCAAGATCATCAACATTACCACCAAATCCAACAGGAACCATCTTATACATCACTCTAATGTTAGATTGAGTGAAGATATTTCCAGAGAGCATAACTTTAAGACCAGTAGCACCCTTATCAAGTCTAGCGAGTCTAGTGATGTAATTTGCTACACATTCTCCACCGATAGTTTTTGATGGTTCAATATTATTGTAAACGTTTGCCGTAGTGACGATAGAGCACTTTTCAAGATCAACTACAGGGGAGAGATTATCTCTTTCGGAAAGGAAATCAATCTCCATGGTAAATGATTTTTCACTATTCATTCTATTGATCTCATTCAACTCAGATGCAATCATCTTAGTTGCAGTAAAGTAATTAATTTCTCCAAGAGTTACATCGGCATAAGTGGTATCCTTGACAAAGGAAGTTTCAGCGGACACTCCAGATGGGAAAGGACCAGCAGAAGTTGCACTAGTAGCAAGGACACGAGCAACTAAAGAAGTCTCTGGTTGCTGTTGATTCTGAATCTGTGGTGTAAGTACATCCCAAGGAATATTTTGAGAGACTGTGATGTTTGGACCACCTGCACTGAGAGATGAACCAGCAGTTTTTCCAGTAATTCTTAAATTGTAAGAATGTGGACTATTGATGCTAATAACTCCACCTGTGGTGCTGCTGTGAGTAGTGTTGATCAGAGGTAATGGAATTCCTGCAAGGTTAAAGCACTCAACTACAGAGTTATCTGTATGTGCCTTACCTGTGCCAGTTCCAGAACCGTTTGTCCAGTTTCTACCAGTTACAGTGCCAGCTCCATGACCAACAACGTTGATGACATTTCCGTTGATTGCCTCGTATGCGACAACTTCATCACCACTTCCATCTTCTTCTGTACCAAGAATTCTGATAAATCCTGGATTAGATGCACTAACAGCAGATCCACCAATAGTGGTGTGGAGATCACTGGCATCATCAACAGTAATTTGAGATGCAGTAGTTCCAAATCCACCACCCATGTTAATTGCTGTGTCTGCAATTTCAGAAATTACACCATCAACTTTGACATAGTTGAGATTGGATTGCATACCATGATTAGAATGGAATACTCTAATTTCATCACTTCCAGAAGTAAGTAAGAAGGAGTTTGGTAACAAGCGGAGGAATCCACCATTGCCCTCTCCCAACTGTGCATTATTAAGAACAAGTTTCGAGTTTGCAGATGTGGTTGGAAGAGTAAACTTACATCTGTAGATCTTAAACATCAAATCTTCAAACTGAGAAGGAGTCCAAGTAGATGCGTTCTGAGACTTAAACAAAACACCGATATATGGTTGCTCAGAGATCTTTTCACCAGAGTGAGTAGCATCAATAGCATCCTTACCCAAGATAGAAATAAAGGTCTTATAGTTATTAGAGTCTGATGTCAGAACTAATGCAAATTCTTGTCTGTATGGGATGAATACAGGAGACTCAAAAGTAAATGTTGTTGGTGTAGATGCATCCTCAGAAATGAATACTTCTGCTGGTTCTTTAACAACCTTGGACAATGGAACGATAACTTGTGTTGGTGTTCCATTTACAACAGTTCTAATGTCAAGAGATACTGGAATTTCTGCATCCTTGCTTTGGAAGAACAGATCTACCTTGCTCAAATATACGCCTCCCTCAAGACCAGACTCATCTACGAGGAAAGTCTGTGCAAGTGGGTCAACGAATCTTGTGGTTGTACTGGAAGATGTGTTGACAAGAGTTCTTTCCTGTCTCATCTGCTCCGAAGTAACTCTTGCGTTTCTTACAGAAATGATGGTTTCTTGCTGTGTCTGAAGCAAACCAGAAGAGGTGAACTCGGATTCTGCGTTGGAATCAGAAAGTCCAGGAGTTCTGCTGTCATCATTTTGGTCAGTAAGTCTAAAGAGTCTAGTTCCAGTCTTAAACTTCTGATTACCAGCTACATTTGGATCAGAGATAAAGAAACTTCCTCTCAGTTTTCCTGCCCCGTCAGTGATGAGAGACTTGTCACTTACCTTTGCAATTGCACCTGAGGTTTCTCCGACAATATAATCATTAAGTTTTGGAGAACCATAGTAAGTTCCTTTTGCTTGATCTGCAAGTGCCTTAGTATCAATATTAATGAATCCTAAGTTAGAAGTATAATCACTCAAAGCACTGATGGTTGATCCATCAAGAGGGTTGATGGTATTATCCTCGTTTGGGGGAACTGCTTTTGCTTTAAATCTAAAGTTGCCGTTTGCATCCTTGACGTAAACAGTCTCACCAATTTGGAAAGGAGTGCTATTAGTCTTAGTGTCAACTGCAGGATCTTTTACAAGACCAATAATTTTTGGAGTAATATTTGCAGTCGATACAGCAATTCCATCAAAGAAAGCAAAGAACTTAGTTCTAGGTTTGAGTTTCTTGACGTTAAACTCAATATTTCTAGAACGCATAAAGTTGATGTGCTCTACAGAAACAACTCTATTGCCGAGAGATTGTTGCTCAATAATAGGAGTTACTCTAAAGCGAATACCAGTTCTGGTCTGTCTTGTGGTTGTTGTAGTAGTTCTTGTATTTCTAACCGATGGTCTTCTACCTTTTCCACCACCTTGTCTGGAACTAGAGGTAGATGTAGAAGTTCCTGTCCAAGTCGTCTGCCAGGAATTCCATTGGATTGGTGCAAATCCATTTTGATCTGCATTGAATTCACGAACAGTCGTTAAGAAGTTGCCCTCTACAGTTGGACCTTTGATTGGAGAAAGTGATTTTGTATCTACCCAGTTGTCGGATTCTGGATAAAGTGTGACATCACCAATGAAAGTAAAGACGTTAAATGGGTTGACGTTCTCTACTCCAGAAGCATAATCTTGCTGCAATAACAGTTCATCTGTAAATGGCAGAGTTATAAGACTACCAGTTTGTTTGATATTTGTAGATGATGTTCCAAAAACAAGAGGAACTTGAGTAGTATAGTGACTTGGACGTAGTTCGCCTGCTTCAAAATCAACAGAAACTCCATAGTCTGGGTGTAAAGTGTCGCTAGTAGCGAGACTTGCAAAGTTATCAACAATAAATCCATTCTTGAATCTATCAAGACCACTGGTGTCTCTAATAGACATGTTTGCAGTTTCACTTTCAAGTAAAGAAAGTTGAGTATAATATTC